CCGCGATCAACACATTAACAGGAGGAAGGCTTGAGAGTGTCCGCTCTACGATTGCTAACAAAATACAGTCAGCGAGAGATACGGTCAACTCCGTGCTTGAAAGCATCAAGTCGGCATTTTCGTCTAAGCTTCAGGCAGCTCATTCAGTAGTGACCGGAGCAATATCACGAATCAGGTCAGCCTTCAATTTCTCGTGGCATTTGCCTAGCCTGAAGCTCCCACACATCAGCGTGAGCGGAGGAGTTGCTCCTTTTGGAATTGGCGGAAAGGGTTCCCTGCCGCATTTCTCTATCCAGTGGTACAAGGATGGAGGTATCCTGAACGGAGCTACGATCTTCGGACAGATGGGCGATAAGATGCTCGGAGGCGGAGAAGCCGGAGCTGAGGCAGTCCTTCCACTTGCCACTCTGTGGACAAAGATGAAGGAAGTTGTCGGCAACGTAGTCAAGGGCGAGAATGAGGAGAGCAAGTCAGATGTACAGCAGACAGGCGCAAGTATTACAAGCGCACTGACATCCAAGGCTTCAACCTTTAAGCGTGAGAAAGAGACAACCACAACAACAAACAGGGAGACAATAACTACAGAGAGATGGGGAAAGAACGGAAGCATGAACATCAACAGCATCCACTTCACGGTAGACATCAGCAAGATCAAAGACTTGCCATTACTCTACAAACTGATAGATGAGCTGAAGGATGCACAGAACCGGACGGATGTACCTGTCTATGCGTAGGAGGTGAAACAAGGTGCTTTATGTAAGAGACAAGGTAGCAAAGCTTGGAAATGTGATACTCGGAGGAGAAGTCACGAGCGTGGAGATCACGGAAGCCGGAAGCGTATATGTAGCACAGGATGAAAAGGGGCGGTATAAGAAGTCCCAACCTGTGGGATATGAAAATGGCAAGGTGAACATTGATATCCTGCTTGAAGACATGAGCGGATACTCCACGCTTGCACAGCTTAGGGATATGCAGAATCTCTTTAAGGGGAACGGGCAGGATAAGCCGAAGCTCCTTCCGATTGTCAACGATGACTGTGCTGCAAGAGGAATCACGCAAGTGTATTTTAAGACCCTGACATCCAAGAAAGTGATCTCAGAAAGTAAGAGAATCGCCACCTTAGAGCTGTGGGCTCCGAACATTGGCACGGTCAAAGTAATCAAGAAAAAGAAGAGCACCAAGAAAAAGAAGAGCACCAAGTCAAAGAAAAGCAAGAGTAAAAAGAGTAAGACAAAGAGCCCTGCAAGGGATAGCCGGAGCACAAACAGAGCTAAGAAAAGGGCTAGGAAGATAACCAAAAAGAGGTAGGAGGTGAGCGGCTTGGGAGAGAAGAAATTGATATCCCCGGAATTTAGGGTGACAGTCGGAGAGTATGAGATCAAGGACGGGGTAGAGGTGGAATGCTTCTCAAGCCGCGAGTCTCATATTGATTGGTGTCGGGTGGAACTGTCACCGAGGCTTCAGGGGCTAATACAGTTCAAAGACATGGATGAGGCTCAGGTGGAACTTGGATATGAGGATGACTTCGATACGCTGATAGATGGATATGTCCGGTGCAACGGAAGTGACTACTGGAAGGAAATCATGATCAAGGATGACATGATGAAACTGGAAAGGGCAACTGTGAAGGGGACGTTCATTGACTGTACACCACAGGATATCATCCGGTACATCCTGACACGGGCAGGAATAACAGCTTACGAGCTGACGGATGAGGTGTACGGCAAGAAAAAAGTCTACTCAATAGAGGAGAAGAGCGGAACGGCTGCAATAGCGGAGATCAATAGCTCATGGGGGATAAGCAACCCATTCTTCTTCCAAGAGAAGATATTCCACTGGGGAACCAAGAAGGAACAAAAAGAAGTATATGTCCTCGAAGAGGACGAGACGATCATCTCCCTGAATAAGTATGGCGATATGTGGGAAGCTGAGACAATAGCCATCCCGTGGATACACCATAGTCAGGAGGTTGTCGTGGAACACAGTAAGTACAGCGGTACCGTGGTTGTCGAGAAGACGATCGTTCGGAGCGATGACTCGGGGGCTGTGCATATGTATATCTATTGGAGGTGATGGACGTGTCGGATATGATGAAGAACTTTGTGAAACAGGAGCTTGATGATCAGATCAAGACAAACTATCCACACATGAGATATCCTCCGTGCATTTATGCGAGGGTGGTGAAGGCTTCCAAGAAAGAAGATGTCTACACCGTTACTCTCAAGATTCTTGACAAAAACAAGCAGACAGACACACGATTCCCGGAGGTTCCAATGGTATCCACGAAGGTTCCTGTGGAATCCGGAGACATCGTGGTCGTGATACTGCTATACGGAGAATGTGACCCGTATATCGTGGGGAGGTGTGACTGATGCAGATGGTGACAGAAGAGGATGCTGACCTCATGCTTGATGCAGATGGTCAGCCTACAGCCGGGGCAGATGGTCAGTCAGAACTTGCTGAAGATGATATGTGTTGGCTCCAAGACCTGAAGAACGAAGCTCTCACGGAGGAAGGAGAACTCTTCTACGAGGATGAGGAGGGCAACGGAAGCTATGGCTTCGGTATGCTTGACTTTGGTCAGGAAGAGTTCGATGAGTTCACAAAGCTTGAGATACAGCAGAGGATAAGGTCGAAGATGTCAAAACGCAGCTACATTGATGCAGCAAGCATCAACATAGATGTGAGCTTTGAGGGGCACAGCTACAAAGCCCGGGTGACATTCAAAAGAAATGACAGCAACACGGTGTACGGTATAAGCATCGAAAGTGACGGAGTGGAGGTGATAGTAGAATGATAGATGAGGACATCATGGAGAAGATCATACCGATTCCTGACGAGGAAGAGGAAATGGAAAACATAGAAGCGGAGCTTGCAGAGGCGGACTTCCCGATCACGAACTTCAAAAAAGGCGGAGTGTTCTATCATATCATCCGGATGTTTGTGACATTGTTTATCGAGCTGAAACAGCTTGCAAGGACAATCTTGAACTCCTGCTTCATTCTCCATGCACAAGGAGATTGGCTTGAGATCAAAGCGGCAGACTTCTCCAAAAGCCTGAAGGAGGCTGTGAAAGCGAGAGGCTATGTGACAGTGTACCGGGCAGAATATGACAATGCCGTACAGGTAACAAAAGGGCATTGCTTCAAGACGGAGCCGGATGCATCAGGCAACGAGCTGAAGTTTTACGCTGTGGAAGATACGGTCATAGATGCCGGAGCTCAGACCGGGAAGGTACTTGTGGAAGCGGAAGAACCGGGAACCTACTACAATGTAGCACCGGGCAAGATAACTATATCCATGATACATATTGATGGAATGGACTATGTAACCAATGAAAAAGAGTGGCTGATCAGGGAAGGAGCTGACGTGGAAGACTACGAAGACCTGAGAAGCCGATGTACAAGTAGTTGGGCGGAGCTTGCGACAAGAACGATTGAAGAAAAGCTCAGAAACGCTGCAAGGTCAGTGCCGGGTGTACTGGATGCAAGGGTGGACGCACAGCATCCAAGAGGTCAGGGTACCGTTGATATCATCATCACGAGCTCTGCCGGGGAAGCATCACCGGAGCTGACAGCAAAAGTTGAGGAGGCAGTCGAACCTCTGAAGGGACAGTATGCGGACTATCTTGTCCGATCGAGTGAGGTAGTGGTACAGGACATCAATGTGATCATATACCTTGCACAATATGCTTCAACAGATGGAGTAAAAGAGAAAGCACAGAACATCATCACCAACGTCATGAAACTGCCGAGAGATGAGATGAATACCCTGTACAAGGACAGCATCATCAGTGCTTTGTGTGAGATTGAGAACTACAGGAAGACGGTGTTCAAAGCCCCAACAGAAGATATGGAACTCAGTGGAGACAAGGTGATCATGGCAGGGAACATCACCGTGGAGGTTAAAAATGTAAAGGGAGAGTGATAAGATGGAAAGCTTTATTGAATATATGTGGTACCTCTTCACCTCTCCTTTTAAGAAGATCAAGAAAACCCTGAATCACTGGTACACCCTGTGCAAAGTGTTCGGGAAAAGGCTTGATGAATGCAAAGAAGACCTTCTCCGGGCAAGGGACGAAGGCATGGTTGCAACCTGTAGCGATGAGATGCTCCCGGTACACGCAGCAGACCGAAACCTGAGCAGATACACCGGGGAATCACCGGATAACTTCCGATCACGAATAGCAATGTATGAGGAAGTGTGTCAACTTGGAGGACTGAATGAGGGCATTATCCTCGCGGTAAAAGCTCTCGGATACACCAACCCGGTCATCCGAAGTGCAAGGGACTTCAAAGGTGATGCAACGAGGTGGGCGGAGTTCTACCTGATCATTGTCATGAACGTGGATGAAGAGCATCCGATCGCCTTTAGTATCCTGAGAAAGACCGTCCGGCAATGGAAAGAGGTTGAAGCCAAAGACAACTACTATATGGAATACAAGACGGAAGTCAAGGAGCCTCACACGGGGGCATTCCAAAGAGTGGACTATAAGAAGTTTATCTACTTCTATGATTATCTGAAACTTGATGGAAAATGGCAACTTGATGGTAGCCATCTCCTTGATGCAGTGGTACATGGTTATCCTACACGAATCGGATACCTGTACCGGAGCAGATACGAGCAGCATTCCGCAGGACTGTCAATGGCATCCTTCCGGAACAAGCATACGCTGATCACAACAGTGAGTGCAAAGATGGGGTTCCGGGCGTATGCAAATTACTTCGAGGGCTTCTATCTGAAGACGGATGGAAAATGGCAGCTTGATGGCAGCCACACACTGGATGCCTTAATATACAACGGGGATATCCGGTGGAGCACTGGGTACCGGGTAGAGCATGAGCAAAATATCCGGATAAAGCAGCGGTACAGGGCACGTAGTGTCAGCAACAGATATGAAATAAGCCGGGAGAATGTGGCGTACAGGCTCACGATAGACTTCTTTGAGTACCTGAAGCTCAATGGACTGTGGAATCTCACAGGGTCGAGAGTGATGGACTCTCAGAGAGTAGAGTATCCGACAAAACAGTCCTATAAAACGGCAGTACACAACAAAGAGAATCTGACCGTCACATGGCACGAAGAACACAACCTCTTCTTCCTTGACGGTACATGGAGCCTTGATGGTTCCAAGATCATAGACGCATATCAAAAAACGGAGGTAATGTAGAAATGGCAACAAAAAGCGTTATCACAAAGATTCGTAGAAAAAAGATGGCTGAAGCGAGCCATACTACAGGAAAGATCGCGAAGATCACCCACATCGCCCTTGGAAGTGGCGGAGTGGATGCAAACCGCAAGGGGATCGAGCCTCTTCCTGAGAATGTAAGACTTAAACATGAGGTAATCAGAAAACCATACACGTCATCTACAAAGGTGTCAGAGACGAGCTATGAGTATGTGATTAAACTCGAAGAGAATGAGCTTATCGGTGTAGAAATCAGCGAGATGGCTCTGATTGATGAGGATGGCGATGTGGCTGCATTCTCAAACTTCTTGGCAAAAGGCAAGGATGAGACGGAAGTGACATTCACCATTGAGGATAATTACTAGGAGGTGTAGAAGATGGCAAAATTGAACGCATCGAGAAACCCTACATTCAGCACAGAGATGGAAGCAATGGAGAGAACTACTCCGGGACACTATTCTGAATGGAACAAGAGACATCAACAGCTTCTTGATAATGACCAGTACCTGAAAGATCAGAAAGATGATGAAGGCTTCAGCGTGGTTGATGGCAAGCTGTGTGTAACATATGAAAGAGAGGACTAAGAAGATGAGCAAAATTACAGAGCCGATGTTATTGGACTCAACAGGCAAGGAAATCGTGGAGAAACTCCACACACAGAATATGCTTCTGAACCTTATGGCAGGAGCAGCAATGGAAGGTACAACGAGCATGGCTGAGATCAGGAAGATCGTGCAGGCAGGCAAAGCATCTGAAGTGTACAACATCGGTGATCAGATCGTGGTGCCGTGGACAGATGTGGCTACCGGACAGAAATATGAAGCAGTGGGAGACATCGTCCACTTCGGAAATGTAACTTTAAAGGATGGCGAAGAAGTGCCGGGCATGTTTATCCAGTGGCATTATGCGACTCCGTTCGGTGTACAGTTTGACAACAACGAGGCATTCTATACAGCGAGTGAAGCAGAACTCCCGGCAGGAACCTACAACATCACGGTTGGAGCTAACTGGGGAAATAACTGCAAAACTGGCGAGAAATATCAGTTTGTACTCACCAAGCCTGTACCACAGGGCGGTATGCTTGTAGGATTTTGGGGAATGCCTGACAAGACCCCGGCAGAGTGGAGAGTCAGCTCCTACAGGGACGGAGCATCCACTGAAGCAATCGAGACCGTGAGCGTAACAGCAGGCTCCGCAGGAACATCCCTCGGTACATTTACTCCGGCAGGAGATGGCTCTCTTAACAGTCTTCACCGCCTGAGTTATGGATATAACAGGTGGTCGCAGAGTGCTATGAGACAGTGGCTCAACTCTGACAAGCCTGCCGGACAGTGGTGGACATCTCAGAACAAGTTTGACCGTGTACCGGAACAGCACGCAACAAAAGCAGGCTTTATGAGCGGCTTTGAGAAAGAGTTCCTTGACTGCATTCAGCCGATCAAGGTAGTGACTGCCCTTAATACAGTATCTGACAAGGCAGACGGGGAAACAGAGGTCACATATGACACATTCTTCCTTCCATCCTTGGAACAGATGTACATTACCCCTCAGCTTGCCGGAGAAGGCGATGTTTGGGAATATTGGAAGAGAGCGTCCGGGATGTCAACAAAGATGCAACAGTGGCAGACATATCCTCAGATCAGAACCTATGCGATTGAGAGCCACACATCAGCGCAGAACGTGCGCTTGCGCTCGGCTTATCGTGGCAACGCGTGCTATACGTGGAATGTGGACAGCTCGGGCCACGTCAGCTACGGCGGCGCAGTCTCCGCGCTTCGCTGCGCCCCGGCTTGTGTTATCTGCTAATCGCGGCATCATGTATCATCCCCTGCACCCACGGATGCAGGGGATAGACCAAAAAGAGAAGGAGGACATGGTGTGGCAGTAGCAGAAGGCGAGAGAAGCCAAAGCAAACTTGAAGTCATAGTGAGAGCCTTGGACTTGGCAACGTACACTATCAGGATAACAAACAATCAGAAGATATTCCTACCGGAATACAGAAGCTCCCTGACCGATGATATCATCAGGACAGCAAAAGACATCTACATTGATGCATGGACAGCCAACAACATCCTAGTAAAGTCTGCGGATGACTGGAAGATGAGAAAAGCCCTTCAGGAGAGAGCTGCCCGGAATTGTAACAATCTTCTTGCACTGATACAGCTTGCAAAGACGATCTTTCACTTGAAATCAAAGCAAGTGAAATATTGGAGCGAGAAGACCATTGATGTGAGAGGATATCTGAGAAGTTGGAGAGATGCAGATAGTAAACGCTACGGCAAATAGCCGGAGCTTTACCATAGGGATGTAGGCTGTAACGCAGAACGTGCGCTTGCGCTCGGCTAATCGTGACAACGCGTGCAATACGTGGAATGTGAACAGCTCGGGCAACGTCAACAACAACAACGCAGTCAACGCGCTTCGCTGCGCCCCGGATTGTGTGGTATTAAGGACATACAAACTATCTCACAGAGATGGAGTCCAACCAATCTAACACAAGGAGCCGAGTTCCCTGCCAATAGGCAAAACAATACTATGATGATGTAATCACCGCCCTGATCGGGAGGTGTGCGCTATCAACATCATGGAAATGAATTGAATAATGAAGAGGATATCATAGGGTTTGAAGCCTTGTTTGAGTCCATGCAGAAATGCAAGAAAGGCGTTATGTGGAAGGGGTCAGCCGCCCACTACGTCCTCAATGGACTGGAAGAGACCCTGAAGCTTGAAAAACAGCTCAAAACAGGGACGTATAAAGCAAGGCAGACAACGAAGTTCAGAGTGACATACCCTAAGCCGAGGGATATCGTGAGTATATGCTTCAGAGACCGAGTATATCAGCGGAGTCTCAATGATAATGCCATCTATCCGGCAATGACCAAGAGCTTCATCCAACATAATTGTGCCTGTCAGAAAGACAAGGGCACGGACTATGCAAGGGCGGTGCTTGATGAGTTCCTACATCGACATTACAGGAAGTACGGACGGGCAGGCGGAGTCTTGCAGGTGGATGTACATGGATATTATCCCAACATGAAGCATCAGGTCGCAAAGGACAAGTTCAAGAAACACCTTGAGCCGGACATCTACAAGCGAGCGGAGGCGGTACTGGAAGATCAGTATGAGGGCGATGTCGGATATAATCCGGGAAGTCAGATGATACAGATAGCAGGAATCTCCGTACTTGATGAATTAGATCATTTCATCAAGGAACAGCTCGGAATCAAGAGATATCTGAGATACATGGATGATTTTCTGCTGATGCACGAAGACCTTGAGTACCTTGAATACTGCAAAGACAAGGTGATCGAGAAATTGGCTGAATATGGCTTTGAACCGAACCCTAAAAAGACAAAAGTGATACCGATAACAGAAGAAATCCTCTTCCTTGGTTTCTATTACAGGCTGACAGAGACCGGGAAGATAATCATGAGACTGAATCCGGCAAATGTGAAGCAGGAACGCAAGAAATTATACAGGCTAGTGGCTAAAGCTAAGAAAGGCGAGTCATCAAAGGCTAAAGTTGATGAATGCTTCAACGGATGGAAAGACCACGCAGCAAAAGGAACCTCCTACCAACTTTTGAGACGGATGGAGGCATATTATAAGGAATTATGGAGGAATCAAGATGGAATATCGACAGATCAAAACAAGCGTTTATGAAGAACGCGAAAAAGAGAACATGAGAGCCACCATCGCAGAACAGGCAGCCATCATTGACTATATCGCTCTGATGACGGATGTTGAGCTCCCGACTCAGGATACAGGCATGGAAGAAAGCGAGGTACAATAGTATGACAACACAGAAACCACAGAAACAGACGGAACACAGCAGAAACTTTGAAAAGTACAAAGGATATTATGATCACGGCTTTTGGAATGCCAAGATGCTCAAGAACGCGGTAGTGAAGAAAGCTATCACAGCGGATGAGTTCGAGGAAATCACAGGAGAGGCTTATACAAAATAGTGAAAACGCCTGCCACGGTATCCGGACACACCGACCGGATGACTTTGGCAGGCTTTTATAAAGGAGGCAGCCTTGAGACGTATTGAGATTAAGATAAGGCTAAACGTCCCGGAATCAAGTGCGATTCTGAATGACATCAGCCGCTTGATAGAGCGGTACCTGAAAAGGAATAAAATTGAATTTCACAGCATAGATGCAAGGGTCAAATTCGATGATGATGAGTAACGTTATTCTCATCGAATGTGTCAAAAAATGAGAGGGCGAAAGCCCTCTTTTTGAGTCTGTTTTCCGGGAACTATTTCCGAAAAGTTTTTGACAACGATTTTGAGAATTTGTGACAAAAATTTTGAGCAGCTACAATAAAAGCCACAACACCAGTCATATATTACAAATAAGAGAAAAGCAAACGGTTCAGGGGCGTTGTGATAGAAAAATTGCTTTTATTTATGAGAGAGGTTCATAATAAAAAAATACATAGTTATCCGAAAGATGTTCTGATCGCCGCAGTTATTTTCGCGGCAGCAGTCTGTCAGTGGGGCGGAAATCATGGAAAGGCGGCAGAAACCGTTTCTTTTGCGGCACTGGAAGATATCGCAGAAAAAAAGGTGGCGATCACTTTTGATGATGACGTTATAATAGGACTAAGTCAAGAGATTAGCTATAAAGAAGCGGTTTCTATGATTTAGTCCTATTTTCGCTATTCTAAGGAGAGTAGATAGGGCAGCGCTGTTATATTAAAATCTTATAGTGAATAGCCGGGATCTGTCAATATTAGGGATATTGGCTGATGTCGTTATGACCAAAGCAGGGCTAAATCTAAATTCCATGAAAATGGGATACTTGATTTAGCTCTGCTTTAATTTCTATCGGGAGGAGGCAAGTGCTTAACCCTATTTTTATCCAAGTGCATATAAAATATGTTACCCATAGGTGGCCGCCAAGGTACAGCAAGCCTGACCTTGGCTCGCTGCCTGCATGAGAATCTAATGTAACCAAAATAACAAATTCAACAAGAGAAAGGAAGCAAACGTATGGGCAAGGTTTTAGGAATTGTAAACAGAAAGGGCGGAGTAGGTAAGACCACGACTGCCACAACCCTGTCATATCTGCTGTCTAAGGAGGGCTGTAAGGTCGCATTGATTGACTTTGACGGGCAGAGGCACACAACAAAACTTTGCGGAGTGACCGCACCAGAGCAGCTTTCCGTGACAATTTATGACATTTTGAAGTGTATCGTGATGAACGAAGAACTGCCGGATAAAGGGTCCTACATGATAAGGACAGAGACAGGAGTAGATTTAATTCCGGCGAATAACAAGCTGGATAACTTTGATAAGCTGATGTGTGATACTGATTTTGCAGAATACAAGCTGAAAGAGTTTGTGGACACCATTAAGGAGCAGTATGACTACATCCTCATCGACGCGATGCCTAAGATGGGGACAGCCATGATAAATGTGATGATATGCTGTGACAGTCTGATTATTCCGGTACAGTCGGAAACGCTGGCAGTAGAGGGAATGGCAGAGTTTCTAAGGGCTTTCCACAGAATCAAGAGCCACGCAAATGCCAGACTGGAAATCGAAGGAATCCTTATCACCATGGATAATGAACGGACAAGGGTATCAAAGCGTGTGAAAGCGCAGTTACAGCAGGCACTTGGGGAAAAAGTGCGTATCTTTACGAACAGTATTCCCCGGTCTATCAAAGTACCAGAGGCTGTAGAGTATGGTATGACGATCTGTGAGTATGAACCGGATAATCCGGCGGCGAAAGCCTATGAAAAATTTGTAAAGGAGTTGATGGAAAATGGCGACCAGAACACCAAAAATACCGGCAAGAAGCACATTGCTTAATTCTTCTCTGGACGGTATGGACGACCTCTTTGATTTCAAGACAAAGGAAGACTTAAGCCAGCCGGAGCAGGAAAACGGCGGAACGGGAATCACGGAAATGGACTTTGCTGTGATGGAGCCGCTTCCAAATCATAAGTTCAAGCTTTATACCGGACAGCGGCTTTGGGACATGGTAGACAGCATCCGTGAGTTTGGTATCTTAGAACCGCTTATCGTGTGGGTACATGACGGAAAAAACACGATTTTAAGCGGACATAACAGACAGAATGCAGGAAGCATCGCCGGACTTACCAAAGGTCCGGTCATTATCAGGGAAAATCTGACCTATGAAGATGCCATTCTGATTGCGACAGAGACAAATCTGCGCCAGCGTTCCTTTGATGATTTAAGTCCCTCTGAAAAGGCATACTGTCTGAAACAGCACTATGATGCAATCAAAAGCCAGGGGAGGAGAAATGACCTGATAAAAGAGATTGAAGAGCTCGTAAACCCGCATGAAACCGGGAAAAACGGGACTTCGTTGGAAAACCCAAAGAAGTCAGATGCAGGAGCAGCCGTCAGCGAAGAATACGGATTAAGCAAAGACCGTATTGCACGGTATCTAAGGATAGCAACACTTATCACACCGCTGCTTGACTGTCTGGATGCAAAGACACTTGGTTTTGAAGCAGCCTATGATATTTCATTCGTGAAGGAAGAAATGCAGCCTGTGATTGCGGAATTGATTGTGAATGATAACTGCCGCATAGATACAAAAAAATCAATACTGATACATGACTATGCTAAGAAAGGCAAATTGACAGAGGAACTGTTACGGCAGATCATTACCGGAGAAAAAACGAAGGCTGCAAGGAGTGGCAGCCCGAAACCCATCAAAATCAAGGAGACAGTCATCAACAGATTTTTTGGCAGGGAGCAGAGCAGAAAGGAAATCGAGGATACGATTGTAAAGGCATTGGAGTTTTATTTCGCTCAGAGCAGCGAAAATTCGGAGCAGAAGGTTGGGTAGAGAAACCTATCTTGCAGACCTGTACCGCCAGTCAGTACAGGCACTGACACAGAACAGGACAGAGTGGATGGGGCTTTTGTCCAGTGTGTCAAAATACTACAAGATGTCCTTTGACAAGAACGTGCTGATTTATGTGCAAAGACCGGATGCGGGACTTCTTGCAACGAAGATGGGTTGGGAGAAGCAGACCGGAAGATATTTGAAAGCCGGTTCCAAAGGCATCGGCGTTGTGGATATGAATAATCCGAAAGCCACGCTTGCTTATTATTTTGACCTTGCAGATACCCGTGGCGACTATGAGGGTTTTCGGAGAGCCATGAGTGCGGTCTGGTCTTTGGAGAGGCAGTATCAGCCGGAAATATTAGACCGTTTCCATAAACAGTTTGGGACAGACGAGAATAGTATTGAAAACTGTCTCTGCCAGCTTGTCGGTATGCAGGCGGATGCGTTTTTTGAAAAATATCTTTCCCGTGTAGAGGTAAAGGATGAGAACAGTGTACTGTATGGACTTCCTGCCGGGGCAGTGCAGGCAGAGTTTGCAAAACTTGTATCAGACAGTGCAGCTTATATTGTTTTCAAGAAATGCGGAATCAAGGCAGAGATTTTTGAGGAGACAGGGGCATTTGAGAATATCAGCCATTTTGGAAGTCTGGAATTGTTCATGGGACTTGGGTATTATACCTGCGCCATAGCAAGATCGGTATTGTCAGAGATACATAAACAGATTGAGGAAATCAAGGAAGAAAGGAGTCAGAGATATGAGCCGAGAACCGTTAGCGAAACTGGAATACACGAAAGGGGAGGACGGGATGCTGTATCCGAACCTTCAGATATCCGTGAACAAGGAGTACGACTTAAGACCGACAGGGATGTTCGGGAGAAGATGGAAGGACTACATGATGTCGAAGTACCCGCAGAGACTGTCGGAGCTGATCGCACTGGGGCAGATAAACGAGCTGATAGCCAAGGTGGACGAGGAAGCAGAAGCGAAGAAAGAAACGCTGATTCAGCAGCTTCTGGAGGCACAGCCGATGCCGGAGACCGAGGATATGCTGGAGAGAGCCGGACACATGGAGATGATAACCAGACAGGCGGAGGAGATTATCCTGCACGAAGTAGTGTACCAGTTAAGATAGCAGAAAAAGAGGAAGCGGCAGAGCCGGAGCCTGTAAAAAAGAATACCGAAAAAGCATCAGAGGAATCCGAAGCGGAACATGCCGCAGAGGGTTCCTCTTTTCATATTCCGCAGTCAGCGACAAAAGAGAATATCAGGGAGCATAAGGACTGGGAGGAAGTGCAGAGCCTGTTGACCGATACCGGCGTATTTCCTTTGGAACTGTATGGCCGTATCAATCAGGTGTTTGCAAAAGAGACAGATCCGGCTGTGAAAAGGAATGCCGTCAGGGATATTTACCTTGATTACGGACTGCAAAAAAGCAGTGACGGAACACGGGGAATCATGCCGGGAAAGGATGTGGCGGATTTCTTTTTCGGGGAAGAGGGCTTTGTGCGGCTTTCGTGGGATGTGATTACCCATGTGATAGGTTCTCTGATGCAGAACAGCGAGTATATCCCATACCATGAGGAAGAAGATGCCATTGGCGATTTCAATATTCCTGATGAAATAGAAGATATGCAGCTTGGTTCCCGAAAAGACCATGAGGACGGACAGCTCAGCCTGTTTGAACTTTATCCCGGTCCTTACGAGGATGACGGAAAAGGGGGCGACCAGATACTGCAGGAAGAAACAGGACCGGAGGAAATAAAGAGCGGATATATGCCGTTCCCGGTGGAAAGCCGGATTGCGTATGACGACCGTATCTTTGAAGTGCTTCAGTATCTGGACGATAACCATACGGTTGAACTGGGAGATATAGAGCAGCTACAGGGGCTTCATGGATATAAGGTCATAGAGAGACTGCCGGTAGTCCTGATTGAAAATGCAGAGCTTCTGCAACCCAATTACACAGAGGGAGAAGTGGCTCAGACGGTTGTGCAGTCCGTAGAGGATGGAGATTTTTCGGAAGCAGCAAAGAAACGGATAGAAAACATGAGCCGCATCGGGCAGGCAAATGAGAAGTATGCCATGGATGTGGCAAAGGAAATGGAACAGCGTTTTCGGGACGGTACACTGAATTATCACTATCAGCCGGAGCATCGTCTGTACGAGGGAGGCCCTAAAGCAAAGTTCCGCAATAACGTGGAGGCAATCAGGCTACTGAAACAGTTACAGCAGGAGAACCGTATTGCAACTACAGAGGAACAGATCGTCTTAGCCCGTTTTGTTGGCTGGGGCGGTCTTGCCAATGCCCTGACACCCGGAAAGGAAGGCTGGGAAAAGGAATATGATGAGATTTCAGAGCTGCTGACAGAGGAGGAAATGCAGTCGGCATCGGCTTCAACCCTGACCTCTTATTATACGGATCAGAAAGTCATAGAGTTTATCTATCAGGCACTTTACCAGTTTGGTTTCCGGTCAGGAAACATTATGGATCCGGCACTGGGGACAGGCAACTTTTTCTCAGCCCTGCCGGAAAGTATGAACCAGTCAAGACTCTATGGAGTGGAACTGGAACCCATTGCTGGAGGCATTGCAAGGAAATTATATCCGCAGGCAGACATTCTTATCAAAGGGTATGAGGACACAGAGTTTTCCGACAGCTTCTTTGATGTGGTGGTGGGCAATGTACCTTTTCATAATATTAAAGTCAGTGACAGGCGGTATGACCGTTATAACTTCAAGATACACGATTATTTTCTGGCGAAAAGTCTGGATAAGGTAAGAAGCGGAGGCATCCTTGCAGTCATTACCACAAAATTCACAATGGATAAGGAGAACCAGTCTGTGCGGAAGTATATCGCACAGAGGGCGGAACTGATCGGTGCCATCCGTCTGCCGGAAAATGCTTTCAAACAGGTGGCAGGAACAGAAGTGACCACGGACATATTGTTTCTGAAAAAGCGGGAGCAGGAAATCATACCGGATGAAAGGAATACACCGTGGCTTTCCGTGGAAAAAGACGAGAACGGAATCCACTACAACAGTTATTTCATAGATCACCCGGAGATGGTGCTGGGAACCATGGCACAGGAAACCGGTATGTATGGAAGCCATGATTTTGTAACATGCAAGCCATACCCGGATAAAACTTTAAGTGAACTGCTGGAGGAAGCAGCAGGCAGGCTCCATGGGAAGTATGAGGAACCGGCAAGTGAACTATCGGAGGACAAAGACACGGTTATCAAAGAGTGGCTTCCAGCAACGCCGGATGTGAAGAATTACAGTTATACCAAGGTGGGGGACGCTTTCTATTACCGGGAAGATTCCCGGATGTACCGTCAGGAACTGACCGGGAAGAAGGCAGAGAGGGTAGACGGAATGCTCCGCATTCGGGATGCCTTGCGGGAACTGATGGACTTCCAGCTTCACGGCGATCCTGAACTGGGGTGGGAATTGCCCACCATGGAGTATGAAAAGAGACTGAAAGAATTATTAGACCGTCTGAACCGGGAGTATGACAGTTATATAAAAAAATATGGGTATCTCAATTTGCAGGGGAATGTTATGGCATTTTCCAAGGATGCAGATTCTCCGCTTTTACGTTCCATTGAGGAAGAAGTAAAGGACGAGCATGGGAAAAAGGTAAAAGGCGAGTACAAAAAGACAGCAGTATTCCATAAGGCCACGATCCGTCCAAAGAGTATGCCAAAAACAGCAGACAATGTGGAGGAAGCCCTGCGCATTACCATGAATGCAAAAGGGAAGTTTGACCTTGATTATATGCAGTATCTGTACCGTAAGGACGGGCAGATATGCAGCAAGGAGGATATTCTGGAGGAACTGGGGGAGCGTGTATATCAGGATCCGGCAAAGTGGCGGCAAGGAGATGCCACGTCCGGCTGGGTGCTTGCAGAGGAATATTTAAGCGGCTACGTAAAGGATAAACTGGCGCAGGCTGTCCTGGCGGAAGAGGAGTACCCGGAGTGGTTTGGGCGGAACGTGGAGGCACTAAAGAAGGTACAGCCGGAACCGTTAAAGCCGGAGGACATCAGTTTCGTGCTTGGCTCTACATGGATACCGGTGAAATATTATCAGGATTTTATGTATGAGAAGTTTGCAACGAGCAAGCATAACAGGGACAGCAATATCCATATCGAGTTTGCGGAATATACAGGAACCTATTTCATTACTGAAAAGAGGGCCGAGAGAGATTCCATTGCCGCAAATAAAACCTACGGGACAGAACGACTGAATGCCTACGAGATTATGGAATATACCCTGAACCTGAAAACGGTGGAAGTCCGTGACAGGCAGGAGTATGAGGACCCGGTGACAGGGGAAGAAAAGGTGCGGTATGTGCTGAACAAGCGGGAAACCCTGCTTGCAAGGGAGAAGCAGGCACAGATCAAAATGGAGTTTGAATCATGGCTGTTTGCAGAACCGGAGAGAGGGGCTGCATTAACGCAGCTTTACAATGACCGCTTTAACAACATCCGTCCCAGAACCTACAACGGGGATGACCTGATGCTGCCGGATATGAATGATGCCATTACTCTGCGAAAACATCAGCGTGACACGGTAGCCATGGGTATTTACAGTGACGGGAATCTTCTGGTGGCTCATGAGGTAGGAGCCGGTAAGACCATGACAGCCTGTGCTATTGCCTATGAGAGAAAACGGCTGGGAGTATGTAACAAGCCGTTGATTGCAGTACCGAACCATACCTTAGAACAGTGGGCGACAGAGTTTATGCGGCTTTATCCTAATGCCAATATTTTAGTTGCAACGAACAAAGATTTTGAAAAGCCACGTCGGAGACGGTTTGTAAGCCGTATCGCCACAGGGGATTATGACTGTATCATCATGGGACACAGTTCCTTTGAACTGATCGCTCTTTCAAGAGAGCGGCAGTTAGCCACCATGCAGGAGGAGATTGATGAAATCACAAAGAAGATAGACGAAATGAAGATGCTTTCCGGGAAAACATGGTCCTTAAAACAGATGGAGATATTCAGGCATAATTTACAGGACCGTTTTGACAGGCTCTATAATGCAGGGAAGAAAGACGGACCGATTTCCTTTGAGGAACTGGGCGTGGATAACCTGTTTGTGGATGAGGCCCATGCCTATAAGAATAATTACAGCTATACCAAGATGCAGAGAGTGGCGGGCGTGGGAGGACAGAGCAGCCAGCGTGCCATGGATATGCACATGAAATGCCAGTATATCAATGAAATCACGAATGAACATGGCGTGGTGTATCTCACCGGCACACCGGTATCTAATTCCATGTCGGAACTTTATGTTATGCAAAAGACTTTGCAGCCTTCCGAATTAAAGCGCAGGGGACTGCTTATGTTTGATTCCTGGGCAAGCACCTTCGGCAAGGTGGAATCATCGCTGGAAATCAAACCCGAAGGCTCAGGCTACCAGATGAAAGCAAGATTTGCCAAGTTCCACAATCTGCCGGAACTGATGTCCATGCTGTTTTTAGTGGCAGACATCAAGACAGCGGATATGCTGGACCTGCCGGTTCCGAAACTAAAAACGGGAAAAATGCAGGTGGTAAAGACAGCTATCACGCCGGATCAGAAAGCCATCATGGAGGAACTGGTGGAAAGGGCAGAAGCAATCCGTAATAAGGAGGTAGACAGCAGTCAGGATAATTTCTTAAAGCTGACAAACGAGGCAAGGCTGCTTTCCGTGGATCCCCGTATTCTGGATGAAACGCTGGATAACGATCCTGACACCAAACTCAATGCCTGTGCCAGAGGTGTGGCAGAAATCTACCATGACACTGAGGAGCAGCATTCCACACAGCTCATTTTCTGCGATAAGGGAACACCGAAGGCGGACGGCAGATTTAACTTCTATCAGGCACTCAGACAGGAGATGGTGCGGCTTGGAGTGGAGGAAAAAGAGATAGCTTTCATACATGACGCCAATACGGACACAAAACGGGCAGAACTGCTGGAAAAGGTACGGAACGGAATTGTCCGTGTACTGCTGGGAAGCACGGAGAAGATGGGAACAGGATTGAATGTGCAGGATAAATTGATAGCATTGCACAATCTAGATGCACCATGGCGGCCGGCTGATCTGACGCAGCGTAACGGGCGCATCCTGCGGCAGGGAAATGAAAATGATGAGATATCTATCTTTAATTACATCACGGAGCAGACCTTTGATGCTTACCTTTGGCAGATACTGGAACAAAAGCAGCGGTATATCAGCCAGATCATGACTGGCCGGAGTGCGCTTAGGAGCTGTGAGGATGTGGACGAGGTAGTGCTTCAGTATGCCGAGTTCAAGGCTCTTGCTGTATCGGATCCTAAGATTAAGAGGAAAATGGAGGTGGATAATGAGGTCTATCGCCTGCAGACACTGAAATCGGCTTGGAAAAGTGAGCATACGGACTTGCAGAACAAGATTACGGTCTATTATCCTCAGGAAATTAAGAAATGTACAGAAAGGATAGAACATAGAAAAGCCGATGCAGAGCTGTATCAGAAAGAGGTGCCGCAGGAGTTTTCTATTACCTTAAATCACAGGCTGTTTGACGAGCGGACAAAGGCGGGTGAATATCTGAAGATGCAGATGGCAAATCTGGGGCATGAGGCAGGAGACACCGTATCAGCCGGGACCTACGCCGGTTTACAGGTAATGCTGAAAAGAGGAGCATTTCAGGATGTACTTCTCTGCCTGAAAGGGGAAGGCAGTTATCAGGTGGATGCCGGTGAATCTGCACTGGGAAATATCACAAGGCTTGAGAATCTTGCAGAGAAGATACCGCAGTATCTGAAAGATGAGGAGAGGAAATTGGGAGAACTGAAAGAACAGTTTGAAGCGGCGAAAGTGCAGGCAGAGCGCCCCTTTTCTGAGGAAGAAAAGCTGTCGGAGTTTCTGAAAGAACAGGTATCCCTTAATCTGGAACTGGAATTTGCGGATGCAGACGAGGAAGGAATGGAAAAAGCGGGAAAAAGCCATGGAAACAGTATCTACCGGAAACTGCGTAAGCTGGCACCGGAGTTATTTGAGGGTACATATACTTACATGAAATTCAAACAGGACGGCTTTGATGACCTTGTGCTTGAAACCATCGGAGAGAATGAGTACAGTATTGCACACTATTATACACAGAATGGGGACAGGATGCGTGATCCGGAGATTACGTTCATGCTGGACGATACGAAGCGTTGTATCTATGCCTTATCTTACACGCAGGATAACATGGGCATCTATTACGAAACCGGGGACAGAACCGAGAAGCAGATGGAGGATCTGATGGGATTTTTCGACCAATGGATGGCGAATATCAAGGAACAGGGATTTACCTTATATAAGGCATACGGAGAAGATGCGGAATACACGAAAGAAGAGGAACATACAGAAGAAATGGGATATACTGTCATCAGTGCAGATAATTTGAAGCAGATGAATAGATTTGATGGGGAAGATATGGAAAATGAGCGGTAGATGGAAAGGAGAAAAGCAGTTGCAGGTACAGCAGAGGGGCAGACCAATGCCCTTTACGGAAGAACAGATGCGGCAGATTTATAATACGAATATTATAGATTTTGCGGTAAGGAATGGTTTTGAGATTGAGAAAAGTGATAAGGCCACGGTTCATGTGAAGCACAACGGGGGATTGTACCTGTTCAAGCATGGCCGTGGCTATTATTCATTTACGGAAGAACGGGGCGGTGACATTGTTGAATTTGCAATGAATTATCTGGGACTGAAAAAGAGGGAGGCTATGGAACAGATACTGGGGTGCAGGGCTTATGAACGGACCGCCCATGTAGTTTCACCGCAGGAAAAGGCAGAAAGGGGAACGATGGTATTACCGCCCAGGGACACGGACGACCGCCGAGTATTTGCGTACCTGACAAAGACAAGAAAGATTGATCCGGAAATTGTGCAGACCATGATGAAACAGGCAAAAGTATATCAGTCAAGACAGGAAATAGGTGGCAAAGTGCGCCGGAATTGTGCGTTTGTCGGGTATGACAGCAAGGGGACACCAAGATACTGCGCCCTGCGTGGTCCCAGTGCAGGCAGCAGTTTCCGGCAGGATATGGAGAACTCGGATAAGACCTATGGTTTTCTCATGGAGGGAAAAAGCAACCGTGTCTATGAGTTTGAGGCACCTATTGATGCCATGAGCCATGCCACGCTTTATAAGCTGCGGGGATATGACTGGAGAAAGGACTACCGGATATCGGAAGGCTGCCTGTCAGACAGGGCACTGAAACGGTTCTTAGAGGAGCATCCCAAGGTCAATGAAATCGTGTTCTGCTATGACAATGATGTGGATGGGAAACTTGCAGACGGTACACCTCACAATCACGGTCAGGTAAGGGCAGGAGAAGCGAAGAAGCATTATCAGTCATTAGGGTATAAGGTCGCCATACAGACACCCACAGAGAAAGATTTCAACAAAGTGTTGACTTCTCTTTATGAACAGCCCAGACAACAGCAGAGCATGACGGAAGACGAGGAAGATGAGGAGGGGCTGGGAAGGTGAAGAAAGACTGGAGGTAGAGAATGAGACCGGTATATGTATGTCAGTTGCCGGATGAGATGCAGAGAGAAATAAGGGGAATCTTAACCCGGCTTCTTTTGTATCAGTGCGGAACGGAAGAAAAAGCGGAAAAATATTTTGACATGAGTCTTGTAGATGCGGTGCAGCTTGGCATGGATTCCAAGATTGTTGACATTGACTGTGTAGCAGACTCTTTTAAGAATGGCAGCTATATTGACGGGGAGGTGCCGGAGAATATAAGAAAGGACGTGGAACGACTGGCAGAGATCATTCGTCTGCGGACAGAAATGGAAACAGACAGTCCGTTTCTTTATCATGCCAAGGAACAGATTGACGGGAGGGAATATTATGAGCTGGTAAATGTCCTCTGGAACCATGGAGAAGATGATTATGGCTTATGGCAGGTGCAGATCCCGGTCTATTTGGTGCGGAATATCCTAAACAGCCCACAGAGCTTTATAGGCGATGTGGATGAGATTATGGACGGCGTACCTGTGGAGCAGGAGCCGTCCGACAACACGCTGCATTTCCTGTTTCCAAGGGGCGGAAAGATAGCCTGCTGCAGTATGAAAATGGAGGAAAAGTTCTTTGAGGAATACAGCACCCATGGTACATCCGTGAGAGGGAGCAGGGCAGATATCCGGCAGGACTTGGCAGCATCCTTGGAAGTGGACGAGACTTTTCAAGAAGAAAGATAGCGGGAAAGGAGCGGTAAATGGAAAAAATAAGAACCTTTGAGTTAGACCGGTGGAGTGAGCCGGATGAACAGCATCGTGTAAGGCATATCGGAATGGCGGATGCAAAAGAGACATTTGAGAAGCTGGAGACACATCTGAAAGAAAAGGGAATGCTTCCGGACGAGTATTTTCTTTACGATGTGGATATGAGGACGAAAGCAAGGGAGTTGCCGGACTTCAATTTTGCCCTGTGTGTTCCTAATTTTGGCGGCAGTGAAGGGATTTATCTGGATATTGACCTGATTTACTGTGAAGAAGATGGAAAGCAGAAAAGCCTGCGGTTTGCTACGGGAAAGACTTTGCAGGAAGGAGCAGATGCGTTCTTTTGGATGTCCCGGATTGCTGCAGAATGTTCCCTTATGCTGAATGGGCGTGGGCGTACCTATGAGAAGCACAATGTGGAGCTTGTGCTGAAGCCGGAAGAAGCGGAAGCGGTGGAGTATTTTGCTAAGCTGTTGCGGGATAGGGCGTCTGAAGAAGCCGAGGCAGAGGACGAGGGCATGGAGCCGTAAGATACTGTTTTTCCGCTTTTTAGGAAAAAGGCTGCTCTGCGGCCGGGTGTGCCTGTGGCACACCCGCCTTGACACCAAGCTGAGCTTGTTGGTTAAGGCGGGAATAGGCGGGTTCCACACCGCCGGAAAACAGCTTGCAGGCAAAGCCTGCAACGGGGTTATCTCATATTGTGTGGGGTTCCTGTCAGAACCCTTGCAGGAAGAACCGTAAATGGGAGGTGGAAGTATCAAAAAGCCGACACAGAAGCGTTCTATCAATTTTACAACGGAGACTTTGGAAACGTTGGATAAGTTGGCAGCCAAAAACCATACCACGACATCGGAATTGGTGCGGGGATATGTGGAGAAAGGGCTTTCCATAGAGGGAAGCCGTGAGGATATAGATTTTATTGCCCGCATCATCCGGCAGGAGATTACAGCAGTATATCATGTGGACGAGATCAAGGCGATTGCAGACCATGACACGGATCGTCTTGCAAAGATGCTGATGAAGATAGGAAAAATCAATGGAGCAATCTTCTTTCTTCTCATTAAGGTTCTGATGAACCTTGCCAATGAGGGGAGTGAGGACGATTTCGACCAGATGCTTTCCGAAGCGGTCAAGCTGGGCGTGGATTATATGCAAAAAAAAGATTTCCAAATCAACAGTTTCCTACAGGATACATCGAATCTGCGGGAACTGGCTGAAAAATTATAGAAAAAGGAGAATGAACCATGACGTATGAAAAATTTATGGAACAGGTAAAGGAGCAGATTATGTCTTTTTTGCCGGAAGAATACGCAAATGCAGATGTGACAATTCAGGAGGTTAGTAAAAATAATAATCAGAAATTTCATGCAATATGTATTAAACGTCCAGAGGACAGAATTGTTCCCAATGTTTATCTTGAAGATTATTATCGGACATATGAGGATGATGGGAATATGGAAAATATTTTGACCGCTATTGCCCGGATATACAAAAAAAACATGGAAAACAATGAAAATTTGCTTCCGTTTGAGGTAAAGGACTACGAGAGTGTGAAAAACAGATTGTATGTGGTGGCATTGAATAGAAACAATAATCAGGATTATTTGAGAGATGCTGTACGCAGAGATATCGCTGAAACAGATATTACATCCGTTGTGCGTGTTTTATGCACAAACAATCAGGAAAAGGGAATGTCGAGTTTCATGGTTAAGTCAGGTATGCTGGAAATGTGGGGAATCTCAAGAGAAGAAATATATGAGCAGGCACTAAAAAATACGGAAAGAATTTTTAAGCCGGACATGAGGAACATTAAAGAGATTTTGCTTTCTGGTTGTATGGGAACACTTTCGGAAGAAGAACAGGAGGGATTTCGTAGCTTTCTTAATCTGGATATACCAGAGCAGGATCAAAGGGCAGAAAAAAGCAAGGAAATCTTACCCTATGAACAGTATGTCCTTACAAATATAGCCCAAATTAATGGTGCAACAGCCATACTTTATCCAAATTTGTTACAGGAAATCGGGGAAGCAACACAAAGTAATTTTTTCATTCTTCCCAGCAGTATCCATGAAGTTATCCTGATGAAGGATAATGGAGATATGAATGCGGAGGAACTTCAACGCATGGTAATGGAAATAAATAGAACACAGGTTGCACCTGAGGAAGTGCTGTCTGATGAAGTGTACAGTTATGATTACAGACAACAAAAGCTGACTATGGCAACCAGTCCCATACAGACCAAGGAACTTCTAGATCAAATAACAGGAATGTGTGATCATGGTGATTTCATGGAAGAAGAACAGGAAGCGGATTTATGTATGGGAGAGTAGTTATTAAGTGATTATTGGGAGGAGCGCAAAAGTGAATCAGGCACAAAGATATGAGCATCTTGTAGGGTTGACCGAAGGGAAGAAACTGGATTCTGACTATCGGGCAGCCTTTTACATTTTATCCAGTGTACCGGAACTTTTCGAGGCAGCAAAAAAATGTGTGGATTCATATGGTATTTCCTTTGACAAAATCAAAAGGACATGTAAAGGAAATCTGGAGGAGTACCAGAGCCAGCTTTTGTCTATGGCACATAACCTTTTCTCATGGAACAGCAGGACGACCGCCACGCCCCATGAACTGTCCCGTCTTACCTATCCGTGGATGGAGATTGCCTGCAACGCTATCTTCATATCCAGTGGAGAGGTTTCTGTGCAGATACAGGAGAATGAAAGTGGAGAGCCGGAGCTGGTTTTAGATGCAGCACCTTATGAGAAAACAAAGAGGATATACGAAGGATTGCAAAGAATGGGAGAGCGGCTGGCGGTCCGGATGAAAGAAGCAGATGCAGAGGAAAGGGAAGGAGAGGAAGATTGGGAGCGGTAGAAAAGCAGTGAAAACGGTATCAAATATATTATAGTACGAAAAGAAGCCGCCATAAATGACGGCTTCACGGTTACAAAATTACCAGGATTGCTCCTGCGTTTACATCATCATACTAGCACAAAGCAGCAGTGATGTCAAACATTTTGTAGCAGTAATAAAGTATGCAGAAAAAGCCTAAATGATACCGCAGGAAACCAGTTTTTCACGGATTTCTTTTAATACGCCGGGTTTTACATCACCAAACTTCTCGAAGTGGACTCTGGAAAGGCTGACCTGTGTAATCCTTGTTATATTTGCCCAGCGCGGCATTTCAGGAAAACCGTAGACCTTATCAACCATTATATTGTAGTCCATAGTTTTGGGCATTTGTGAAGATAAAGGAATAACGATAAGGGAATCCTTTAAATTTTTCAGTATGATTGCCGGATGCCTGCCGCCAAATTCCGTGCCGATGTTATAACCGAAATCTACCCAGACAACAGCTTTCCGAATCAGTACAAGAGAGCGCATAATCAGCTCAATATCCGGTTCCGGCACGATACTTTTTTTGACAGCAATCACATATTTATCGGTAGCTTTGTCGTACTGATAGTATTTTGACACTACTGCCTGTTTATCGCTGTGCAGCCACTTAAATGCAGATGGCTTGATGACATTGGGCAGGGCGGAGGAGGGTATTTGAAAGGCTTTTTCATTCAGAAGCAGATTTGTTTTTAAGGAAGTCCATTTATAGTATTCGTTGGCAAGTTTGACGTTTTCCGGTTCTTCCGGATTAATCTTCTGAAAATGATTTTGTAATGAGGAAGCCATTTCATCAAAGGAATGGCGCGTATCTTCTAATGTTGCTGTATGTTTCAAGGCAATTCTCCTTTGCAGGTTTGTATTCCTAATTTTAGCAGATAATGTGACAGAGTACAACAAAATAACACGGAGAAAGGTAGAAAATAATGTCAATCTTAGTGTATAAGCAGCGTTTCCGGCATCCGAACAAAAAGGACACACCGGGTGCAAACTATGCCCATATCCGGTATATTGCAACCAGACCAAGGGTTTTGAAGAATGAAAAGATGAATCACGGACTTTTCGGAAAATTGGAGCCGGGAGTGGTTACAGAATTTGAGGACTGGAAGGATGTGGCGAAGTTATCTTATGCCAATTCTAAAAAGGGAATTGTCATGTACCGCAGCGTGGTGTCCTTTGCAGAAGATACAGCAAAAGAGCTTCTTCTAAAGGATCAGAAAAGCTGGCAGAGATATATTGAAAACCACATCATGACGATTGCGGAGAAAAACGGCATCAAACGGGAAAACCTGCAATGGGCGGCTGCGGTGCATGGGGAAAAGAGCCACCCTCATATTCATGTGGTGTTCTGGGACAAGTCTGTAAGAGTGAAGAATCCGTTTACACCGCCGCAGATACCCAATGCCATCCGAAAGCAGATGATAAAGGACACTTTTGCGGAAAAGATACTTGCCTTTGCAAAAGAGAAAGATCTTGCAGTACAGGAAATGCGCCGGATAACGGATGAACTGGTGGAGGAATTTGAAGAAGAACTGCGGTGTAAAAGCCCCGGCAGATTTCAGGCAACGGAAAAATGGTTTGAGGAAGAACTGGAACAGGGAGTCTCTTTTGACAAAAAGATACTATCGGAACTTTCAGAGAGGCTCTTTGCACTTCGGACTATGATACCGGAACACGGAAGGATTGCTTATGGGTTTTTACCACCGGAGAGCAGGGAAAAGACGGACGAATTGGTACAATTCCTGCTTTTGGAAATACCGGAGATCAGGAAGTGCTTTGAACGGTATGTAGATGCCAAGTGCAGCATGGCGGGACTGTATGCTGCGGATGAGGAATGGCTTTTACAGCAAAAGAAGAAGTTTGAAAAGGAAGCGGAGAAGATACTGGCAAACCGGGTATTATCCGGTGTTAAGGCGATATGCAGGCTGGAAAAGGAGAAACGAGGAGAGGCATACTTAAAGAGCCACAAAGAATATCTGGCATCCAGAATGATTATGGAGGCTCTTGATATGCTGGCGCAGGCGGCTTGGAAACAGGAAGAAGATTTCCTTGACGGACAGGGGATGTCGGGAGAGCTGTCGAAGGAGGCGAAAAAAGAATTATTCCTAAGAAATCAGGATAAAGGATATGAACATTAAAATGATGAATGAAATTAAGAGTCAGGGGCATCCGTGCAGCGGATGTCCCTATGTTTTTACTAGGGGTGGCACAGACTGCATCATGGGTGCTGTTCCGGGGGACTGTGCATGGTATTTTTACAAGCGGCTGATGGGACATACGGACGCAGCCATTCCTTCTGAAGAAATCAGAAAACAGTACAGGGAATATGTAAAAAGACAATCCAAGGCAGAAGAAAAGCTGGAAAGAGGGATTGATATGCTTCTTGAAGTCGCAGAACTGAAATATGGCAGGCAGTACGCACAGTCTCTGAAAAAGAAGATGAGAGGAGGTACAGATTGAAACTAAAGGATGTTCTGCTTATTACAAATAATAATAAGGGTACGGAATATAAGTATCTTTCAAGCATGGAGGACTATATGGCAATCCTGCTCCGGGCATTTGAGGGTTCGGAAACAGAACTGGCTCATGCGGTGCAGGAGCTGTGTCAGACAAAGGAGAACAGCCAGTATGCAGAAGTATATCTGGCGGCAAATAAAACCTTTCATGCCAGATTTTGCAGTGATGAATGGGAACTTAAGGATTTCCTTGGGGGAAACCATAAAATGACAGAGGAAGAGGTCAGTTTTGACAAAGACCGCTGTACAAAAGAATGTCTGGATGTACTGACGGCCTACAACATGGATCATGAAGGTCATCCGCTGATCGGTAAGCTGCATTATGAAAAAATGGAATATGATTTCAGGCAGGGCGAGGTACTGCATAACCTGAACGGAAGTGATTACAGTGTGCTTATGGTGCTGAATCAAAATGGCCTGTTTCTGATGGCGTTAAAAAGCGGGCAGTTTCTGATTGCGGAAGGGACGCGAGCATACGCAAGGTACCCGAAAGAGGAAATTTATCCGGAAGACAGCATTGTCAGGGGAATCGAGTGGGACAGGGGAATTTATTTGGGAAATGACCTGTCAGAGATTTCTATAGACAGTATTCAGAAAGAATATGCTGCAGGTCACGAGGCAGGATGGGATGAAAACAGCATGGACGAAGAACAGGAATGCTGACAGTGTGAGAAGTTTTGCATACAGGAAAGGGAAATTTATGAAATCAAAAGTAGAATTTTACAAAGCATTTTTTGAGGAACTGGAGAAAAAGGGCTTCGGGGTGGCGCAGCCTTCTTCCCCGGACTATGTGGTGGATATCCAGTTTAAGGGAAAGACTATTGCATTTTACACGAAAGCAGACATGATTGAAAAGAACCCTTTTGTAGAGGTGCCGGAAAAGCAGATGGAGAGGCTCTGGAGTATGGCAAGGGCGACCGCCAGTTTATGCGGTATCTGCTCCGACCAGCCTTATGAGGAGGAAAAGGCTGAGAAACTGAAAAACGGTGTGATGAAGCTGAATGAGCATAACGGAGTTATTTTAGCCTGTAAGAAGCATCCGCTGTTTGACTATGTGCTTTCGACCTACAAACAGGATGCGCAGAATGACAACAGACCTATTCAGAGGCAGTATTTTTACAACAGGGAGGAAGCATTTGAGAGCTTTGCTACACGGAGCGGTCTTGTGGATGAAAGAAAACTGTTTACGGAAACGCAGTTGCAGCTCATCCATGCAGGGCTTGTAAAATTAAGGACCATGGACGAGGAACTTTCCGAGGAAGATATGAAAACAGTCGGGGAACTGGTAAACCGGGTGGAGGAGATTGTGCCGGAACTGCACCGGGAGGAACGGAAGTTTGACGTTTCAAGACTTCTGGATGCCCTTTCCATGGGTAACGGCATGGAACGCTAGGAAGGAGGAAGCTGATGCAGCCACAGGGAGACAGCATCTGGGGCAACATCAATCTTTGCATTGAGATTGCCCTGAACATTTATTACTTATGCGGAGAGAAAGGCGAGGGAATTGTGATCCCAAAGGAACAGGCAGAGAAGGATTTTTCCCCTGAAACAGTTGCGGCGGGAAAGGAGTCGGACGGGTATCTTTACTATCCCAAAGGGGAGGCAATGGAAATGTTCCGGCAGGAAATGCTGCAGAAGCGGCTGGTTATGATAAAAAAGATGGAACTTGCGGCCACCGAACAGATGGAGGCAGTCAGAAAAGGCGGGCAGGAGGCAGCTTTAGCACGTTTTCAGGATATAGAGCCGCCGGGGGACAGGGAAGAAAATAAAAAGCGAATCTGGAACGGAATCTACATACTGAACGGAGAAGAACCGCAGATTGCCGTCCATGAGAGGATTGCAGAGGCTTTTTTAACACCCTATGCCTGTGAGTTTGGCAGGCGGGAAAATGGATATTTCTATTATACCCTGCAAAGTGCGGCACTTCCCCTGTATGAGTTAAAAGGTGTGGTCCCGGAATGTCAGGAAATAATCGTTTCCGAGGAAAGCCTGTATGCCACTATCTGTACCCATTATCCGGCATACAGGGAGAGGTACAATGCTCTAGTGGCACAGGAGCAACAGATTCCACAGATAGACGCGCCGGCAAACCTGTTTTTGCAGGAGCAGCTTGACAGAGGGCAGACAGAAGCGGAGAAGGAAACTGTATATGAGGAAGCATTTGCAGAGGAGGAAGCGGATGAGGACGAATATGGAGAACAGGTGGATTATGGATTTGGCGCATGAAAGGGGCAGGGATGAAACTTGTCTATATCGCAAGTCCCCTTCGGGGGGAAAATCCTTCGGGGAAGGATTATAAAAAGAACATAGAGCAGGCAGCAAAATATTGTGAGAATGCCTGCTCCCTTGGGGTGCTTGCCTTTGCACCTCATCTGTATTTTACACAGTTTTACAATGATACCATACCGGAGCAGCGGGAAAAGGGATTGGAAATGGGGCTTGCCATGCTGGAGAAATGTGAGGAACTGTGGGTAATGGGGACACATATCAGTCAGGGTATGAGGGGTGAGATTGCCCATGCAAAAAGCCTTGGTATTCCTATTTATAATGTAGAAATGCCGGATGACATTATGTATTATCCGGTCAGCGCGGACAATCATGCACTGTTGGGGCAGCATTCCTGCATGCCGGACAGCCGGGATAAGGACTATATGGGAAAAATTCTGGTAATGAATTATGAAGCCCTAAAACCGGAATACCGGAGCAGACCATATCAGCTATGGCTTGCCACCGGCGGCTTTGGGTGCAGCCCTACAGCCAGGGGCAGGAGGGTTTTTGCCACCAGTCTTTATGACGGGGAGCAGAGCAGCTTTTACCGGCAGGACTTTACAGGGATTATAAAGCCGGAAGTCTGGGAAGAAGTACAGAGTCAGTATGATTTTCAAATAACCACTCAGGAAGTACATAAGGACAGTGAAACGCCGCAGGAAGGAATGGAACCATAAAAAAGAAAGAGAAAATCATTTTAGGGAGCATCTTAGTGGGAGCAGGAACACTGTTTAACCTGTTTTTTACGGCAGCCCTGCACCGGGTATTGTCGGGACAGATGAAAACCTTTGCAATGGTGCCTGTATGGGAATGTCTGGCAGGGCTTTTCACCGAGCAGAAGCAGGGGATGCTGTTTTTATCCTTTGAGTGCTTCGTGCTGCTCTGTACCGTACTGTTCTTTACGCAGAACAGCAGATCTTATCAGTCCGACCTTATGAAAGTGACGGATGAAATCGAGATACCCGTACCGGTGGGGCAGTTCCAGCATGGTTCTTCCAGATGGATGAGGGAAGAGGAAAAGGACAGAGTGTTTGAGGTATGTACCATAAGCCCCGCAAATCCGGTCATAAAAGAACTGATCGACACCGGATATGAGGGGCTTGACTTTTTAAAGGATAGTGAAAAGGTGGATACCAAAGCTGCAGGAGAGCCGGAGGACAGAGAGCTTTCCGGCAGCTTTGTTCCAATAGATGAGGAAGCAGAAAAAGAAGCAGATGCGGGAAAGGAGAATGAGGAGACAAAAATAGAGGAAACGGATGAGGGCTACGAGACAGTAGAGTATGCCTACGAAAAAAAGGAGCCGGAGCAGGAAAAAAATGTGCCTGCCTGCGAGGAAAAAGGGAAAGGAGACGGACAGGATCCCTACCGTATTCTGAAAGAAGGCGGCATCGTGATAGGTATGACGAAGTGCGGGCAAAAGGAGAAGATACATTATATCGCAGACGATACCCACACGCTTACCATAGGTGCAACCCGTTCCGGCAAGACGAGGACGCTGGTGCTGCAGTCCATTTGTCTGATGGCACTGGCGGGCGAGAGCCTTGTTATCAGCGATCCCAAGGCAGAACTGTATCAGTACGCCGCACCGTTTTTGGAGAAACTCAGGTTTGATGTCATCTGCCTTGACTTCAAGAATCCGGAAAAGAGCAGCCGTTACAACCTGCTCCAGCCCATCATTGATGCGGTGAACCGGGGAGAGATGGATAAGGCAGAGATGTACGCATGGGACATCACAAATATTCTTGTAGGCGATAATACCAGCAATGAGAAGATATGGGAAAACGGCGAGAAGTCCACGATTGCGGCGGCAATCCTCTGCGTGGTGGTGGATAATGCCAAGCGTCCGGAATACCAGAACCTTACCAATGTGTACTGGTTCGTGGCGGAAATGTGCAAGGCGGTGGGCAACAAGACACCTATGCAAGAGTATGTAAAGAAGTTAAGACTGGGGCATCCGGCAAGGGCGCTTCTGTCAATCTCTGATGTAGCACCCAGCAGGACAAAGGGAAGTTTTTACACTTCGGCACTGACGACTTTAAGGCTGTTTACTTCAAGGGCGGTCTACTCCATTACCCATAAGAGCGATTATGACATAGCAGACATCGGAAAAAAGAAGCAGGCACTGTTCTTTATCCTGCCGGACGAAAAGACCACTTATTATCCCATTGCAAGCCTTATGGTGTCGCAGCTCTATGAACTGCTGGTACACCAGTCGGATGAAAGGGGCGGCCGGCTCATAAACCGGGTAAACTTTGTCTTGGAGGAATTTGGAAACTTTACCAAAATCAATGACCTGACGAACAAACTGACCGTAGCGGGTGGTCGTGGTATGCGGTTCCATTTCTTTTTGCAGAGCTTTGAACAGCTTACGGAGAAATACAACAAGGAAACAGCTGCCATTGTCAAGTCAAACTGTCAGAGCTGGATTTATTTGCAGGCAGACGATAAGGAAACCCTGTCTGAAATCTGCGATAAGCTGGGGAAATACACTTGTTCCGGCTATCAGCTATCCAGTCAGCATGGGCGGTATGTCAATCCATCTTCCAGCAGCACTGTAAGTTTGGTAGCAAGGGATCTTTTGACAACGGACGAGATACGGAGAGTATCAAGACCTTATCAGATCGTGGTATCACGTTCACACCCGGCAATGATGGTGTCACCAGATCTGTCACAGTGGTATTTTAACCAAATGCTGGGACTTGGAGACAAGGAGCATAACCGCAGGGTAAGGGAAGAACGGGAGCGTAGGCGTCCGGTACTCACCGACGTAAAGGAAGATATACCTTTATGGAATATCTGGGTTTATTACATGAAAGATCTTCAGATGAAGGAAGAAAAGCAGAAACAGCAGGGTCTTCCGGTACAGGCAGGATCCCTGTTTTCAGAGAAATTCATGCGGAGAGGAGGAAAGCTGACGGGAAATGAAGAAGATGAATAAATGGTTACAAAGATGTAAGGCGGCAGGAAAGACATTTCTTGCCGCTTTTGCCGTGTTTTTGCTGAACACGCAGACTGCTTATGCAAGCGGCATCAGTGAGAGCAAGCTGGCAAAAGGAACAGAAAAGCTGATCGGGGATGCCACAACCTGGCTCATGGTGCTGGCACCGGTCGTTGCAGGACTTCTGATTATTTATTTCTGCATCAGGAGAAGTGCGGCGGACGAGATGGATCAGAAGAAGTGGAACAACCGTATCGTGGTTGCCATCGTGTCCTGCATCGGGGCAGTAATCGGAAGTGCAACCTTAAATATCATTATTGGTTATTACCAGTAATGCAGACAACCTAAAAAATAAATTTAAAATTCGGAGGAATGAACACTATGAGAAAAATCAATGACACTATGAACAGACTGGCGGTAGCAGCTTATGTAGAGGGTGGACGTATGAGAAAGAATCTGGCTGACGTTCTTACCAGAAAAGAAGGAGAAGGTTTCGTAGATACCGCTCTGAAAATCCTGATTTCTGTTGTAGTAGGCGCGTTGCTGCTGGCAGGGCTCTATGCACTGTTCAAGGACACCATCCTTCCTACCCTGACGCAGAGAATCCAGAACCTCTTTAATTATCAGGGGTAATGATCGTACAGGAAAAAAACATAACGTTCAATGAGAACTGCCTGCCGGGAAACTGGCAGGCAAATTTTATGTATATGGAGGAAAAAGATTGAAAGTAACCGCAAAAATTACAAAGAGTTTTACCGATGCAGGTAAGTTAAAAGCATTTGCCACCGTATGTCTGGCAGATGCTTTTTTGGTAACAGGAGTCCGGGTTGTGGCGTGTGAGAAGGGAATCACCGTATTTATGCCCAGTATGAAGGATAAAGAGGATGAATACAGAGATGTATGCTTTCCGATTAAACCGGAGCTTCGCAGTCAAATCAACACAGCAGTGTTAAATGCCTATGATGCCTGCCTGAAAGAGAATGAACCGGATGGGGAATAACAGGCAGATAATTTGCACCACAAGGGAGGTGAATCGGATTGGAGATTATACTGGTGCTTCTTATCGTGGCAGTCCTGAATGGAGCAGTTGCTTATATTGATGAAATGCTGCAGGAGTTAGTCCCTATGACACTTTATGCCGACCGGTATATGCTGGCGGCAAACGGTGGGAGCATGGTAGATGTACTGTTTGATATCCTGCTTGGGTTTGGCGTATCCCTGATTATCCTGAAATTCCTGAAAAAAGGGTTTGAATGTTATGTCATGTGGACGGACGGGGATCCGGACACAGAGCCAGCCGGTCTTGTCATCCGGTTTATGCAGGCGGTGGCTGTGGCGGTCTGCTTTCCCATCGTCTACGGATGGATAGCAGAAATCACACAGGGACTGGTTGATGACCTGATGGCAGCGATAGGAGCAGCCACCGATTATGACTGGCAGGCGTGGGTAAACGGCATCTCATCCTTGGGACTGACAACAGCAATCTTTGGATTAATCTTTGTTGTCTGCTATTTTATCCTGTATTTCCAGTTCCTGATGAGGGGATTGGAAATCATGATCCTGCGGATTGGGATGCCTATGGCGTGTGTGGGGCTTCTGGATAACGATAAGGGTGTATTTAAGACTTATATCAACAAGTTTTTTCAGAGTACTCTTGCAGTGGTTATTCAGATATGCCTTTGCAAGCTGGGCGTAGGAATGATGTTAAATATTGGCATCAACATGAATGTATTTTGGGGGATGGCGTGTATGGTGCTTGCTATTAAGACACCATCCTTTCTGCGTGAATTTCTTGTGCCTGCAGGCGGTAGTGGAAGCGGAGTCATCAACAATGTTTACCATTCCGTGCGGTTAGTGGGAATGGTAAAGGGTATGGCAAAGTAAATGGCGTTAGTTTGAAAGGATGGAATGGTTTGAAATTAGATGATATTTCCATAGCCATAATCAGCCTGATTCGGGCGGGAGCGGTATTCCGTTTTGTCTATTGCATGGTGCGTTTGCAAGGAGCGGAGGAAGAACAGGCGCAGTACCGGAAAAGGGCAAAGAATACGGTACTGTTCTATATCGTTGCAGAGAGCATCTGGCAGATAAAGGACATTGTTATGTACTATTATGGGTAATGAGAAGTCCCAGACTGAGGGACCGGAAAGGAGGAACTACGGAAGAACAGAAGTGGGAGCTGTATATCCCCAGCGGGGTAAAAGCGGAAAATGAATTATTCAATGGTTTTGGACGGAGGGAGCTTTTGCAGAGTATTGCAGGCTCCCTCTTTGGCGGTGCAGTAGCCGCCATAATTTGGCTGTGTTCTAATAACGTGGCATTTACCGTGGTTGCGGCTTTGACAGGTATCTTTGGGAGCGTGATGATGTGTACCAAAGACCAGAACAATCAGAGCGTAGTCGATCAGGTGGGCAATATGATACGTTTTGCAAGGAGCCAGCAGATCTATCCCTATCGCGCTTTGAGCGAATGGGGCACATGATGAAAAGAATCAAGTCTACCAATCAAATTTTAGGATGCTATTCTACCGGACAAGCAAAAGGAATTGTGAATACCTCTCAAACCTAAACAGGAGGTCTGTTTGGAATTTTTAGATTTATTTAGTGGAATAGGCGGCTTTAGAAGAGGATTGGAACGAAGCGGACATAGATGTATCGGTCACGTAGAAATCGACAAGTATGCGAACATCAGTTATATGGCAATGTATGGACTTTCCTACTGCAAGTACGGAAAATGCAGGGAAGGAAACTGTTGCCGGATATGCAGTAAGGAGGTAAGTGAACACTGTGACGGAAGTAAATGCACGGGCGAGTGGTTCGCCAAAGATATTAAGCAGCTCACAGCAGGAGAGATTCCAAGAGCTGAAATCTGGACTTTTGGTTTTCCTTGCACAGACATTTCACTGTCAGGAAAGAGGGCAGGTCTTGCCGGAGAACGAAGTGGATTATTTTTTACAGTCGCTGGTCTGCTCAAAAGCACGCCTGCCGAAGATAAGCCCCGAATCCTTATCGTTGAGAACGTTAAGCATCTGTTGTCGAGCGAGAGAGGCGGGGATTTTACCGCCGTTCTGTTTAACCTATGGGAAGCAGGGTATGACCTTGAATGGCAGTGTGTCAACAGTAAAGATTTCGGAGTCCCCCAGCACAGGGAACGAGTGTACCTTGTTGGATATCTTGGAGGAATCCGTGGACGAAAAGTATTTCCTGTCAGCGGAGCAAACACAGCGGTTGTTAAAAAAGTTATAGGAGGTTATCAGGGAGAGCGTGTCTATGATGCGGATGGCCTTTCCGTTACCCTGACAGCGGACGGCGGCGGTGCCGGAGGAAAGACAGGACTGTATCTGTGTGGAACAAAGAAGCCGGAGGAATGGATGGAATGCCTGAAAGAGAACGGGAATGAGGAATGCGGGGCAAAGAACTATGCCGGTTTCCTTACACAGAAGAAAGAGCCGGATATGACAAAGATTTCACGGTGTTTGGTGTCTCATTATAACGCAGGGATAACGAGGTTTGGGGAAAGCTCCGGTGTGCTGCATTGTAAAGCCTGTGACGGAAAGTGCGTACAGGCGAGGGCGGCTTTAACGCCGGAGCGGGAGAACAAGCGGCAGAATGGACGGAGGTTTAAGGATATTGGAGAGCCGGGCTTTACCCTGACAGCGGTTGACCGCCATGGTGTGATGCTGCTGCAGTGTCCTTATTACACCGGAATGCCTATCAGGGAAGCAACCAAGCAGGGATATGTGATTGCAAGGCACGGAGATGGGATTAATCTGTCTTACCCTAACAGTACAGTAAGCAGAGGGCGGGTAGGTAAGCAGTGTGCCCAGACGATTGTGACAGGTGGGAGTATGGGAGTGGTAGTATACTGCCGCATACGCAGGCTTACACCGAAAGAGTGCTTCCGGTTACAGGCATTTGAAGACTTCCTGTTTGACCGTGCAAGGGCGGCAGGAGTCAGTGATGCACAGCTCTATAAGCAGGCAGGAAATTCCGTGACAGTCAATATCGTCTATGAGATAGGACTGCGGCTTGCGGAAATGGAGGTGGATCATGATTATTGACCGGGTGTGGGCTATGCCTAATTGCCGTACTTTTTCCATTAAGCCCGTTGCCGAGCTGATTGAAATGTATAGGCCGGAAGGAATAAGTATAGATCCGTTTTCCAATAATGCACGGCTAGCAGATATAACGAATGACTTGAACCCTGATTGCGAAAGTGATTTCCATTTAGATGCGAAAGACTTTCTGGAACAGTTTGAAGATGAAAGTATTTCTATGGTGCTGTATGATCCCCCTTATTCTCCGAGACAGGTATCTGAGTGTTACAAGCATTTCGGATATACGGTTAATATGGAAACTACGCAAAGCAGTTATTGGAAAAAACATAAGGAGCAGATTAGCCGGATTGTTCGTGCAGGCGGAATTGTTATTGCCTGTGGGTGGAACAGCGGAGGAATAGGTGCAAAGTATGGTTTTGAAAAGGAGCATATCCGTCTGATACCTCATGGTGGAAATCATAATGATACGATAATTGTTGTCGAACGGAAAAGAGGGGAGAAAAATGCAGTTTAACATTTTGTATGTAGATCCCCCGTGGGCTTATAAAGTGTACAGTAAGAAAGGACAGGGACGCTCTGCCGAAAATCACTATCGTACTATGAATATTGAGGACATCTATGGGCTGGATATCCAGTCCATAGCGGCGGATGACTGCATCCTGTTTCTATGGGTGACATTCCCTTGTCTGGAACAGGGGCTGGAAACGATCCGAAGGTGGGGATTTACTTATAAGACGCTTGGCTTCTGCTGGGTAAAACGGTGCAGGAAACAGCAGGAAAAATGGTTCTGGGGACTTGGCTTTTGGACGAGAGCAAATCCGGAGCTATGCCTGATTGCTACAAAAGGACAGCCGAAACGGGTGTCAAAGGCAGTACATTGCATTGTTGATACACCGGTAGAGGAACACAGCAAGAAGCCGGATATTGTCAGGGAGAAGATTGTGGAGCTGGCGGGCAATCTGCCACGGGCAGAGCTGTTTGCAAGGAACGAATATCCCGGCTGGGTGTGCGTGGGAAATGAGATTGACGGTATGGATATCAGAGACAGCCTGCAGATGCTGAAAGAAAGGTAGGAAGGAGAATGTTTTGATATGGTTTCTTGAATCACATAATTTTCTGGTGGCAGTATCAGCAAGTTTTCTCTTGGGAATTTTGCTGGATATGCTGCTGAAAAAACTGACCGGCTCTGAAAAAATCGGATATGTGGCGGTTACAGCTGCGGTTGTCACCGCCGTATTTATCGGAGCTTATGGAACGACTTTACACGCACTTGCCTGTATTTTAACGGGGCAGGTGCTTTTATTTGCGGCAGAGTATGATTATGCAACCCATACCGTGCCGGACTATGTACCGGTCCTTATCCTGATGGCCGGATTACTGGAGGTAGAATTTGCCCCGGCACTTCTGGGGCTTGTTCTTGTGCCGCTGCCCTTTGTGGTGGCGGCTCTGATGAAAGAAGGAAGCATTGGCGGCGGG